AACTTGAATTAAGAAGTTTAGACTCAGGGCCATTTAATCAAAAATTAACTGATTTTTTTGTTGACAAACAAGAAGATATTGAAAAATCAGGAAAAAATGAATATATTTTAACAACTGATGAAGTTGAAGATTTCACTCCTTCAGAAATTAAAACAACTTTTAACGATTACGGAGAAGAAACACAATACAAACCTTTGAAATTCTAAATTTCAAATTTGATTATCACGGCTGACACACTTATACTTGAATATTAACTAATAAATTATATACACAAAATGGCGACAAATTCCTTAGATGCTGTACTCGCTCAGTACGAAAAAGCGAAAAGTGGAGGTAACTCTGCAAACAAAATGTCTCAAGAAGACAGAATGAAAAAATATTTTGCAGCAATTTTAACGCAAAATGAGAACTCAGGACAGAAACGTCTTCGTATTCTACCTACACCTGATGGGTCATCACCTTTCAAAGAAGTATGGTATCACGAAGTACAAGTTGAGGGTAAATGGAATAAAATCTATGACCCAGGAAAGAACGACAACGAGCGTTCACCTTTGACTGAAATTCATGATGAATTAATGTCAACAGGTAAAGAGTCTGATAAAGAACTCGCAAAGTCTTACAAACCTCGTAAATTTTACATCGTTAAAGTAATTGACCGTGATAATGAAGCGGACGGAGTTAAGTTCTGGCGTTTTAAACACAATTACAAGAACGAAGGTATCCTTGACAAAATTATTCCGATTTGGAAAGCTAAAGGTGATATCACTGACCCTGTTAATGGACGTGACCTTATCATTGAGTTAACAAAGGCTAAGACTCCAAAAGGGGCAACTTATACAGTTATTCAAACAGTTATGCATGACGACCCATCACCTGTTCACACAGATGCTGAAACGGCTAAGTCATGGATTGAAGACCCACTTACTTGGGCAGATGTTTACTCTAAAAAACCTGTTGAGTACTTGGAGGCAATTGCTCGTGGAGAAACTCCAAGATGGTCATCTGATTTAGGTAAATATGTTTACGGTGATAGTTCATCTGATGAAGGTACTATCGGTGGTTCATATGTTGACCCACAGGCTGAGGCTGAGCCGGATGGTGATTTACCATTCTAATTTATAAAAGGTTGGACACTAATATACACAAAGTGTCCAACCTTTGCTATTTTTAAACAACAAACAATTTAAACGCATAGACATTTATGGCAATAAAGAAAAAAGAATTTTCGTTAGATGCAATCAAAGACAAATATTCAACCAAGACAAAATATAAAGAAACAGACTTTTATGAAGTCGGTGAAGCTTTCCATAATAGTTGCGGTTTACCTGGCCCTGCTTTGGGTAACATCAACATGTTCTTGGGTCACTCGAACTCTTCAAAAACGACCGCGCTTGTCAAAGCCGCTGTGTCTACTCAGCAGAAGGGGCATTTGCCTGTTTTCATTATCACCGAGAAAAAATGGAGTTGGAACCACGCAGTAGAACTTGGTCTTAAGGCTGAGATGGTTGACGGTGAGTGGGACGGACAATTTATTTTTAATGATAATTTTGATTACATCGAACAGGTTACAGACTACATCAACGAATTATTAGACGAACAAGAAAAAGGTAATATTCCTTATTCTCTTTGTTTCCTTTGGGATTCTGTTGGTTCAGTTCCTTGTAAGATGACCTTTGATGGTAAAGGTGGTAAACAACATAACGCATCTGTATTAGCAGATAAGATTGGTATGGGTATCCAAGCTCGTATTACCAAATCTCGTAAAGAAGACTATCCATATACAAATACACTAGTGGTAGTTAATCAACCGTGGGTTGAATTACCTGACAATCCATTTGGACAACCAACAATTAAGGCAAAAGGTGGTGAGGCTCTTTGGTTGGCATCGGCTCTTGTATTCTTGTTTGGTAATCAGAAAAATGCTGGTATTAATCACATTACGGCAACTAAAAATGGTAGAACAGTATCTTATGCTATCAGAACAAAAATTTCTGTTTTAAAGAATCATATCAATGGATTAGGATATAAAGATGGTAAGATTATTGCAACACCACAAGGATATATTGCTGACGATAAAGATGCTCTTGAAAAATATAAAAAAGAGTATTCACAATATTGGAACGCAATTCTTTCAGGGACAGGGGAGTTAATCCTTGATGAGACTGAAGAAACTTTTGCAAACGAAAACGAACAATTTTAATTTTAGTTCGTGAAAAAAACACTACTTGTTGACGGAAATAATCTGATGAAGATTGGATTTCATGGTGTGAAGGATTACTTCCACAATGGAGAACATATCGGAGCTTTGTATCATTTTATGAATACACTTCGTAAGTTTATCAGTGAGCATAACTTTGACAAGGTAGTAGTATTTTGGGATGGTGAAGATTCTACGAGTTTACGTGGAATTCTTTACCCCAAATACAAACAAAACCGACGATTGGTTATGGAGGACGCAATCTTTATGTCTTACCTAAAACAAAAAAATCGTATCAAACAATATTTGGAAGAAGTCTATATAAGACAATTAGAAATTAGTGGTAGAGAGGCCGATGATTTAATTGCTTATTATTGTCAAGTATCTGAAAATGAAGACAAATTAATTTTTTCGTCAGACAGAGATTTAACACAACTTATTTCTGAAAATGTATCCATATACTCACCATCAGTTAAAGCTACGTTTAAACACGGGGATAAGATTAAATTTGATAATTTTGAGTTCCCACACTATAACGTAAAAACTTTAAAGATATTAACTGGTGATAAGTCAGATAATATTGAAGGTATCTATCTTTTGGGTGAAAAAACTTTAGTTAAATTTTTCCCTGAGATACTTGAAAAAGAAGTTTCTTATAACGATATTTTAACAAGAGCTGAAGATTTGTTAAAAGAACAAAAAGACAATCAAACTCTAAAGAATCTTTTAACAGGTAAAACAAAATCAGGCATCTTTGAACAAGAATTTTTCCAAGTTAATGAACAGATTGTGGACTTATCTAATCCTTTATTGAGGGATGAAGACAAAGAAGAAATACAGTCAATCGTTACTGAAAAATTGGATATCGAAGGTAGAAGTTACAAGAACTTAATTAAGTATATGGTTGAAGACGGGTTGTTCAAATACCTACCAAAAGGTGATGATGCTTGGACATACTTCATCCAACCATTTATGAAGTTAACAAGAAAAGAAAAAACAAAAACAAACAAAAAATAAAATAAATTATGAAAGAACAAGACATTACCAAACTGGAATTCTTGATGACGGTAAATAACAATTTTATCGTACAACGTTTTTTTAACGTTAAAGGGTATAACCCAAAGGCTCAAAACTCAGCTGAGTTGATTGATTTGATGGATGGTTTTATTTCAGATTTGAAAGAAAATTTCAAAATGAAAACTGTAAACTATATGTTGGATAATCAATATCAGATTAGTGAAGACCCTGAGGTATTGAACACATCATTTACTGATGGGCCTGAGTCGTTTAACATCTATATCAAAAATGGTGATACGACAATGTGTCATTATTCATTTGATGCTAAACTTTATCCACCGAAGGTGAGATACACCGTAGACATACGCCCGTTCCTAAAAGGTATCCTTTTTGGTCTTACTGACGTGTTGTCATCTAGAAATTTAACACACGAATACATGGGTTATCAGCTAGCTCGTTGATATTTATTGAAAAAACAAACATAATATGGCTGACAAAAATTTTGATTATTTGGGAGAGACCTTCCAATTACAACTTCTTAATCAAATGATAGTTGATAAGGACTTTTCACACTCAATTATTGAGGTGATTGAACCTAACTATTTTGAAAACAAATACTTCCGATTATTTGTTCAAATGGTTAAAGAATACTATTCAAAGTTTGAACACAGTCCTAGTTTTGAGACAATTCAACAAAAAGCTAAAAGTGAAATTAGTCAGGAGTTATTATTAAAGATAACTCTTGACACTATTTCTGATATACAAAATGTTACCGAAGAGGGTACTCAGTTTGTTCAGGAAAAGGCTTTGAAGTTTTGTAAACAACAAGAACTTCAAAAGGTTATGGATAAAGCTAAAAAAATTATTGACCACGGTGAGTTTGAAAACTACGACACTTTGGAAGAAATGGTTAGAGAAGCTTTACAGGTTGGAAACGTGGATAGAGGAACGGGAGATGTGTTTCAAGACTTAGATGAGGTATTGGCGGATGATTATAGACATCCAATCCCAATGGGAATACCGGGTATTGACAATCTTTTGAAAGGTGGTTTGGCAAAAGGAGAAATTGGTGTTATATTAGCACCCACAGGTGTTGGTAAATCAACATTAACAACAAAGATTGCTAATCACGCTTTTAATTTAGGATTTAATGTTTTACAAATCTTCTTTGAGGATAATTATAAGATTATTCAAAGAAAACATTTTACATGTTGGACAGGTATTGCACCTGATGAATTAAGTAATCATAAAGAAACAGTGTTGGCAAAGGTTGCTGAAATTAAAGAAACAATGCCAAACAAATTAGTAATGAAGAAGTTACCTTCTGACACATTAACTATGAATCAGATTAAAAATCAGATTAGAAAAATGATTGCTGATGGGACAAAGATTGATATGGTTATTTTAGACTATATTGATTGTGTTACACCTGAGAAAATGATGGAAGACGAATGGAAATCTGAAGGTTCAGTTATGAGAGCATTTGAATCAATGTGTCATGAATTGGACATTGCAGGTTGGACAGCGACACAGGGTAATAGAAGTTCTATTTCATCTGATGTAGTAACAACTGACCAAATGGGTGGTTCTATTAAGAAAGCTCAAGTAGGACACGTCATCATCACGGTGGCAAAATCACTACAACAAAAAGAATTGAATCTTGCGACTATTGCGATTACAAAGTCAAGAATTGGTAAAGACGGGGTGGTATTTGAAAACTGTAAGTTCAATAATGAAATGTTAGAAATTGACACAGAAAGTACTACAACATTCTTAGGACTTGAGGAACAAAAGGAAGAAAGAAATAGAAACAGGATTAAAGAAATTATGGAGAAAAGAAAACAACAAACAGTATAATTATTAAAACAATATGGAACAAAAAATGGAAAAAATTTTAGTAGAAAATCCAAATCGTTTTGTAATCTTTCCAATACAATACAACGATATTTGGGAATATTATAAAATGCATCAAGCCGCGTTTTGGACGGCAGAAGAAATTGATTTAAGCGGTGACCTACGTGACTGGGAAAACTTATCAGAAAATGAACAATATTTTGTAAAAAATATTTTATCGTTTTTCGCAGCATCAGATGGTATCGTAAATGAAAACTTAGCTGAAAATTTCTATAGAGAAGTACAATATCCTGAAGCTAAATTTTTCTATGGTATGCAACTTGCTATGGAGAACATTCATAGTTTAATGTATTCTCTTCTTATTGATACTTACGTGTCAAATGAAGAAGAAAAAAATAAATGTTTTACTGCGTTAGATAATTTACCTGCGGTTCAGAAAAAAGCTAAATGGGCTTTGGATTGGATTGAAAACGCATCGTTCCAAGAGAGATTGGTTGCATTCGCAGCGGTTGAAGGTATCTTCTTCTCAGGTTCATTCTGTTCTATTTTCTGGTTGAAATCAAGAGGTATTATGCAAGGATTGTGTAATGCTAACGCTTTGATTTTCAAAGATGAAAACCTACACTGTGACTTCGCAATTCACTTGTTAAACAATCACGTTGAAAACAAACCAAGTGAAAAAAGAATTAAAGAAATTCTACTTTCAGCTCTTGAGATTGAAAAAGAATTCATCACTGAATCACTACCTGTTTCTTTAATTGGTATGAACCAAAACTTAATGAAACAATATCTTGAGTTTGTTGTTGATGGTCTATTGGTAAAGTTTGGATGTAAAAAACAATTTAATGTTGAACAAC